TCTCAATGGACATGGCTAATGAGATCGTTTACAGAGAACTTGTAGGGGCTGATAAGTCTGTTTTACTTACCAATAGATCACCAAGCGGAACAGCCGTATTAGAAGCTCCCACAATGGCTCAAAAGGACTTCTTTACTATTGCTAATAGTGATACAACAGGAAAGATTTGTTTCCAGCATGGAACAACAGCAGGAAATATTGTTACTGTCTTAGCTCCTGTTTGTGACATAGGAAACCCAACATATTCTGATGACCAAGGTATTCAGATGTTGAACTTACCATTTGTTCCTACTCCAAGTGCGACAGGAAATGATGAAGTGAAGCTTGTTTTCTGTTGACAAGCTTAGTATTATTGCGTATGAATACTAATTATTAATTAATGGCATACATTCGCAAGAAAGTTTCTTCCTACAAGTGGAAAGTTACTATCGAATCTCCTTCTGAAGATGGTTCTAATACTTTTGATCTACAAGAATTTACTTGTACGTTTAAAAAAATTTCTACTTCTCAAATCAAGAAATTATCTAACAAAGGTGATGCTGATTTATTAGATGCAGTATTAGTTGGTTGGGATGGTATTGAAGAAGAAGATGGTACTGCCATTACTTGCACTACATCAAACAAAAAGGAATTTATTGATGATCCTTATTGGGCTAGAGGTGTAGTAAAAGGTTATCTTGAATCACTTGAGGGGGCTGGCTCAAAAAACTAGAAGAGGCTACTGATTATTGGTTTAATGGCGGTAGCCAAGTTGATGACGCTTACGAAGATGCTCTTGTTATGGGAATTAAAATGCCAAAGAAAAAACAAGAAGATTTTGAAGTATTTGACGATAATTGGGATGTCGTGATGATGTTCTTGCGTATGCAGACTCAATGGAATGTTTCAATGAATGGTGTAATTGGTTTAAAATATGAGTCGCTTAATTGGTTATGTAAACTATACTTAGTAAAAGATTGTACTTTTATGTTTGAAGGTATTCGTACTATGGAAGCACAAGCGATAAGGCTGTTTAATAAGAAGGACGATTAATATGGCTCAACAAGAGACTACATTTAGAATAAAAGCTGCCATAGAAGGTGTAGAAGGTGTTGGTAGGTTAAAAGATGCTGTTAAGAGATTAAATAATACTGCAAGACCAGCAGCACAAGATATTGGTAAATTAACTCAAGCAACTAGAATTTTAGCGGGTGCAACAAATAGAACAGAAAATGAACTAAGGGACTCGATCAATATTTTTAGGGAGTTAAGAGCTAATGTTGATATGACAAGTAAAGAATATCGTGAACTAACAAGAGATATAAACAGGGCAGAAGCAGCGTTAGCGAAATCAGGCAAAAGCGGAAGAAATGCTGGAGGTAGATTTTCTGGTGTTGGACAAAGATTAGGATTGGCTGCTGGTTCTGCTTTTATTAGTCCCGAAGCTGCTGTTGGTGCTTTAGCTGGTGGTATTCCTGGTGCTGCTGCGGGTGCTGCTGTCGGTCAATTACGACAAGCTGCTGGTGGTGTAGCAGAATATGTTGCTCAATTAAATCAGGCAAAAAGAACTTTAGCTGCTGTTAGTGCCGATCAAGATGAATATAATCGTGCATTAGGAATTGCAAGACAAGTAAGTAAAGATTATTCTGTTAGTCTGCTTGAAACTTTAGATGGATATTCTAAAATTGCTGCTGCTGCTCAAGCTAACAATCTTACGCTAGAACAAACCGAAACTATATATAGAGGTATGATTTCTGCTGGTGTTGCCTTCGGTGGTAGTCAGGCAGATTTAGATGCAATCATAAGAGCAACTACGCAGGTATTGTCCAAAGGTAAGGTGACGGCTGAAGAAATGCAGGGTCAAATCGGTGAACGCCTTCCAGGAGCCGTTGCTAAGTTTGCGGAAGCTACAGGTAGATCATTACCAGAATTAGCAAAAGCATTTGAACAAGGTGAAGTTGATATTGCAGATTTTGTTACCTTTACTGAAAGACAATTTGAAGATTATGACCAATTAGCAAGAACTATCGGATCATCACCAGAAAAAGCTGGTGCAAGGTTAAAGCTTGCTTTAGATACTGCTAAAGAAAATTATGGTGGATTTTTACAAGGCATCGGTGCTGGATTCCAAGATAATATGACTAAGTTGGTGATGTGGGCTAATGAAAACGAAACGCAGATTAAAAATACTATTGCTGATTGGATAATTTTTGGACAAGATTTAGTAAGAATAATTCAATATTCAGTAAAACAAGCTTTAAGAACTTTTAAACCATTAATAGATACTGTTACTTTTTTAGCAAAACAATTAGGAAAAATTATTAATTTTACAGGCATTAATAAGTTAGCTAATGTCATGGAGACATCTGATTTAAGGCAAGAGGTTGCTTCAAAATTAGGCAACGAAGGAGAAGATGTTGATAAACGTATGAGTGAAATAAATAATATTGCTAAACAAGCAACTATTTTCAGAACTAATGCAAAAGAAGGAAGCAAGCTTTATAAAGAAATTTTTGATGAAGAATTAAAGAAATTATTAGCTGATGAACTTGGCGAAGCAAATGATAAATCACAGACATTAACAAAAGCAGAACGTAAATCTCAAATACTAAACAAATTAAATACTGTATTTGAACCAGAACAATTCTCAAACAGAGTTGCAAAAGCAACTGAAAGTGCCACAGAGTCTATAAATCAATTTGTAGAAGGTGCGAAACAAGGGTTTGCTAAATATAAAGAAGGTTTAGAAGATGTAGCAGGGGCTATGTCAAAAACTGTTGGTAATGCCTTCCAAAAACTAGAAGATACTTTAGTTAATTTTGTACAGACAGGAAAATTTGCATTTAAGGACTTGGCGAGATCTATTATTGCTAACTTAACTCGTATTGCAGTACAGCAAACAATGATGAAACCACTTACAGGTTGGTTAGGTGGAATCTTCCCTAATATATTTGGAAAGAATGCCAAAGGTAATGTTTATGCTGCTAATGGTATTCAGAAATTTGCTAGAGGGGGCATTGTAGATAAACCCACCGTTTTTCCTTTTAAGAATGGAATTGGCTTAATGGGCGAGGCTGGTGCGGAAAGTATCATGCCCCTAAAACGTGGGAAGGATGGAAAACTTGGGGTTATAGCTCATGGTGGTGGCTCTACTATTGTTAATGTTTCTGTTGATGCTTCTGGTACTTCAGTTGAAGGTAATGAAGAACAATCAAGACAATTTGGTCAGGTCTTAGCTACTGCTATACAATCTGAATTAATTAGACAACAACGTCCTGGAGGTCTTCTTAATTCTTAATTATGGCTACTTTTACATACACTCCTAGTTTTCCTGCTTCTCAAATGAGTAAGCCGAGAGTTAACACTGTTAAATTAGGTGATGGTTATCGTCAATCGGTTTCTTTTGGTCTTAATCCAGATTTAAAAACTTGGACTTTAGTTTTTTCTAATCGTAATGATACCGAAAGAAATAATATTATTGCCTTTTTAGAAGCAAGAAAAGGTAGTGAATCTTTTGATTGGACTGATCCTTTTGGTAATGCTCTTAAATGGACTTGTTCAGAATGGAATGTAGATTTTACTTCTTCTAATAAAAATTTAATACGAGCTACTTTTGTACAAATAGCAGAACCTTAAATGCCAATACCAGTATCAGAACTACAGAAGATTAATCCAAGTTCTATCATTGAACTTTTTACCTTAACTTTAGATAGCACATTACATGGGTCTACGGATGTGCAAAGATTTCATGCAGGTTCAAACAGTTTAAATTATGGTGATGTTATATGGCAGGGTAATACATATCAAAAGTTTCCTTGCCAGGCTGAAGGGTTTGAATTTGATGGATCATCTGGTTCTATACCTAGACCTACCTTTACAATCAGTAATATTCTAGGAACTATCACTGCTTTGTTTGCAACGGTTAATGCTGTAACTGCTAATAATGATTTAAATGGTGCAAAATTCACAAGGATTAGAACTCTTGCAAGGTATTTAGATGCTGCAAACTTTACTGGTGGTACAAATCCATTTGGTACTCCTGATGCAACACAAGAATTACCACAGGAAATTTATTTTATAGATAGAAAAGTTTCTGAAAACAGAGAGATTGTACAGTTTGAATTAGCATCTGAATTAGAATTAATAAATCTAAAATTACCTAAGAGAGTAGTTACAAGAGATCTGTTCCCTGGTGTTGGTACATTTATTAATCAATGACATGGCAAGAAGATGCTTTTGTTCATGCAGAACAGGAAGCACCTAGAGAATCATGTGGACTCCTTGTCAATTATTTAAATAAAGATAAATATATTCCCTGTAAAAACTTAGCTTTACATAATGATTTGCAGTTCTTGTTAGACCCTTTGGACTGGGCTGATACTGAAGATAGATATGGCAGAATCCATGCTGTAATACATTCCCATCCAATTGGCACTGAGCATCCTAGTGAGGCAGATGTTATAAGTTGTAAACGATCTAATAGAACTTGGTATATTATTGGACTAAAGACAAAAAGATGGTTTAAATTTAAGCCAACAGATAAAATAAAAACATTACAGAGAGATCCATGCTTAAGACAGTAAAACTATATGGAGATCTGGCAGATTTTGTAGGATGGAAAGAACAGAAGGCAGAGGTAAGAAATACAGTTGAGGTGATGCGTTTCTTGCGTTGTAACCACCCAGAGCTAGAAACATATATGATAGATAAATTTTACAAGGTAGATATTGGTGGATATAACGTAACAGAAGAAAATATGCTTGATCCGATAGCAGAGGAAATAAAAATAATACCAGTTGTTGAGGGTAAAATATTTGGAATCCTTGCAGGTATCGGTTTACTTTTTGCTGGAGGAGCAGTACCAGCTACGGCAACTGGATTGTTAGCTTTTCTTGGTACAGCAGCAACGGCATTAGGAACAGGTTTAATCTTGAATGATATAAATAGCTATTTAACACCAAAACCAAAGCCGATGTCATCTTTAGAACCTGAAGATGCCACTGTTAACTTTGCATTTAGTGGAGTTACAAACGTATCAAGAGCAGGTGTAGCTTTACCTCTTGTCTATGGAGAAATCTTTGTCGGAAGTATAAACGTATCAAATGGAATTGATACAGACCAAATTGAGGTTTCTGTCTAATGACGTTTACCGAAGGCGAAGAATTTTTTGGTGGCTTTGATCCTTTTCAGGCACATTACTTTGGTGAGTTAACAGATCAAGGTCTAGACTTTTACTTAAAAGAAGTTGGTAATATCGGATTAGGAAGTAATGTTGTTTTTGATGCCAATGGAAAGTTAATTGAAATAGATGGTATCACTGTTGAAACAGGTAACTTTTCACAATCTGGAACTACAGCCACAATTACCCATGATGGCAGTGAAACAATACAAGTAGGTGATGTATTAAATATTATTTTTGTTGTAGGTACAAATGAAAATACACCAGAAGTTTTGACAGTAACGGCAGTAAGTTCATCTACTGTTTTCACTGTCACAAGATCATCTTCACAGACAATCCCTAATGAAATAGTAAGTTTTTATTTTGAAGATGTACCTAAAACTGGTTCTTATTCTCAATCAGCAAACACTATCACTGTTACTCATAACGGCACAGAAACATTAGCTGTTGGTGATGTTGTTGACTTAAATATTACTTCTGGTTCTGCTACAACAGAAAATGTAACTGTCACTTCAGTCACCTCCTCGACAGAATTTAAAGTAGAAAGTAGCACTTCTGTTTCTACAACAGGTGATGCCACTTTTACAAAACAGAATAGTGTAAATATCACAGCAGGTGATGTAGATGGCATACAA